TTATGGCTTATATAATTGCTGAAAACGGTAATTTTCCGCCACAGTATATGGTGATGTTAGAGAGAGAGGATGGGGTATATGTCCCTGTTTTTGGACCTGATCCAGATATCGAAGATGCTGTAAGAAAGAAAGCAGAACTCGAAGGGTCAGATGCCAGAGCGAGGAACGATCATGGGCATTATATTGCAGACGATCCCTCTACACCCGATATTAATGAGGCTTATGTAGCAGGTAAAGCACCTGCTAAAAAGAAAGTCACCGCTAAGAAAAAAGTAACTGCGAAGAAAAAACAAATCAAGAAGTAATGCTAAATAAAACTTTGTTACATCAAGAAATACGAGAATGGAGCAAAGATGTTTTAGAAACCCCTAGCAAAGAGTTTAATAATATGCCTGCTTGTCCATTTGCTAAAAAAGCATGGAATAGCAAAAGGGTAAGAGTCATGTTAGGAGAGGGTGGACTATGGAAAGATTTAATCCAAGTAATTAAAAACTTTGATGACAATTTTGATGTAGTCGTTTATTGCGGAACTGATTATGAAGATATTTCAGCAGAAGAGTTTGAAGAAAGGCTCGATATATTATCTGAAGTAGCAGTACCAAATGATGTATGGATTATGGGTAGTCACCCAGATGCAGAAGAAATACCTCACGCTGTAAATCAAGATAATTTCGAGCCATTAACTGATGATAATTATTATCAAATCTTTGCTCAAAGATTAGGTTATTTGGTTAAGTCTTCAGAAAAAATTCAAACAAAAGGATATTATCAGAACTATACTGATAAAAATTTTAATTCACTTGTAATAGAGAGGAAAGAAAAATGGCAGGCAAAATGAAGGATAAAGTTAGAAAAAGAGGCGGTAAAAAGACCATGGTCAAAAAGACTGGTGGTAAAAAAACTATGGTCAAAAAGACCGGTGGCAAGAAAACTATGGTTAAGAAAGCAGGCGGTAAAAAAACTATGGTTAAAAAAATGGCCGGAATGAAAACTGCTAGCGGTTCATCTCGAGCAGGAGAAAGCGGCAGGAAGCGGCCAATGGTTCCTACTGCGGGAAAACCAATGCAGGCAAAACCTAAAAAGCCAATGAAGAAGAAAAATTCTGGAATAGCCCCTGCTATGCCTTCAGGAGGTGGACCTCTAGGAATGAAAGCAGGAACGAAGACCAAAACTAAAAAGATGAGAGGAGGCATGAAGACCAAAACCAAAAAAATGATGGGCGGCATGAAGACTGGAGTTGGAAAGAAAAAGTTTGAAATGCGTGGCATGATGGATGGAGGTAAAGTAGAAAACTTCCAAGATTATGTTAAAAGAATGTTTGGCGGCAGTTAGTATTAATTATTAACTGGTAAATATTTATTATGTCTAGAGCCGCTAAAGATTCTCGGCTAAAGCGAGCAGGAGTTAGCGGTTATAACAAGCCTAAAAGAACTCCCAATCATCCTACTAAATCGCATATCGTTGTTGCTAAAGAAGGTGACAAGATAAAAACGATTCGCTTTGGTCAGCAAGGAAAGAAAGTAGGTACGCTCAAGGGTACAGCAGGTAAACCTAAAAAGGGTGAGTCTGCTCGTATGAAAGCTAAGAGAAAATCTTTTAAGGCTAGACACGCTAAAAATATTAAGAAAGGTAAAATGTCAGCGGCATGGTGGGCGGATAAAGTAAAATGGTAATGACAAGAGCTAATTTTAGAATAACCACTAGTCGCGCACCTGCGAGTAAAAAAAAGTATGCCTCTAAAAAAAGGAAGGTCAAGAAAAGTAATAAGCGATAATATATCAAAGCTTGTGGATGAGGGTAAACCTCAGAAGCAAGCTGTTGCTATTGCATTACAAAAAGCAGGAAAGAATGAAAAGAAAAAGAGACCCCAAAAAAGGAACAGGTAAAAAGCCCAAGGGCAGTGGCAGAAGGCTGTATACGGATGAGAATCCAAAAGATACAGTGTCTATTAAGTATGCGACTCCTGCTGATGCTAGGAAGACAGTATCCAAAGTTAAAAAAATTAACAAACCCTTTGCTAGAAAAATACAAATACTTACTGTGCTAGAGCAAAGAGCTAAGGTCGCAGGTAAAAATGAACAGGCTAAAATAGCTAAAGCAGGTAAAGAAGCCATTAGGAGAAAGCATGGCAAGTAGCGGAACAACTACATTTAATCTAGATTTGTCTGATATTATGGAAGAAGCATACGAGCTATGCGGTCTTACCATGCGTTCAGGCTATGATTATAGGACTGCTAGAAGAGCTTTGAATCTTATTTTTCTGGAGTGGCAGAACAAAGGATTAAACCTTTGGAAGATAGAACAAGATACGCAAGCATTAACCGCAGGTACTAGTAGCTATGCGGCTAATAGCGCGGCATTAGAAATAGTGGATGCATTTATCAGAACAGATGCAGGCGATACAGATAAACAGTTTGATCAGCAACTAACTAGGATATCTAGAACACAATACAATCATCAAGCTAAAAAATTATCTAGGTCTAAGCCTACACAGTTTCATGTAGACAAAGGAACTACTAGCATTAATATAGTGCTTTGGTCTACGCCTGATAGCGCACAAACATATACATTAGTTTATGATTACATCAAAAGAATTGAAGATGCAGGAGACTTGGCTTCTAATAATGCCGATGTTCCTGCAAGGTATTTGCCCTGTTTAACTTATGCGTTGGCATATAACATTGCTTGTAAAGAAATGGAAGCGCAACAAAGAGTGCCAATGATAAGAAGTAGATACATGGAGCTATGGGATGAAGTGTCTGACGCAGATAGAGAAAGAGCGTCAGTTAGTTTTGTTCCCGGTGGTAATGTGTATTAGACATGGCATACGCAAAGAGCACAAAAGCACTAGGCATATGCGATAGGTGCGGATTTACATATAAACTATCCGAGCTAAAGTATGAGGTGCAAGACGAAACAAGAAACGGACTAAGAGTTTGTCATGATTGTTTTGATCCAGACCAACCTCAGTTTCAAGTAGGTCGATTAAATATCACTGATCCTATGTCTTTATTTAATCCTAGACCTGATAGTGGAGAGATTGACTCTACAGAATACTTTGGATTTGGTCCCGTTAATAGCACTGGTCTTGTGCTCAGAGCAGAAACAGGCAAGGTAACCATAGTAATATCATGACGTATGCAGAATTAAAAAGTTTAATACAGAACTATTTAGAAAATACAGAGTCTACTTTTGTTACTGACTTGCCTCAAATAATACAGCAAGCAGAAAACAGAATACTTAGAACAGTCAGACTGCCCGTTTTTAGAAAAAATGTAGGTGGTACAATGACTAGTGGTAATGAATATCTAGCTACACCTACCGACTTTTTATCTACTTATTCATTATCATTTACAAGTTCTAGCAAACAAACATTTTTATTATTTAAAGATGTAAATTTTATTAGAGAAGCATATCCAAATCGTGCAACAACAAGCGCACCTAAACATTATGCTTTGTTTGATGACTCTAGTTTTATTATAGGGCCAACGCCTGATAGCAATTATACAGTAGAGTTACACTATTTTTACAGCCCAGATTCAATTACAGCAGGTGCAGATAGTGGGACAACATGGTTATCAACTAATGCAAAAAATACTTTGTTATATGGATCAATATTAGAAGGCTACACTTATATGAAAGGTGAGCCCGATTTAATGGCGCTGTATGAAAAAAGATACGAACAGGCGCTAGCTAGATTAAAAGAACTTGGTGAGGCAGAAAATACGAGAGATGCTTACAGGGATGATCAGTATCGTATAAGGAGAAGTTAATGTTCAGTGTTGATGTAACATCAACTATTGGGAGTGTCAAAGTAAAAACTACACAGAATCAAGGGCTTAGTCCTGAATATTGGACAGAAAGAATAGTCGAAAAGTTGGTAAGTGTAAGCGATCAAGCTGATCCTATGGTCAAGGCGCAAGCAATGGCTTTTAAGGATAAGATTTATTATATAGTTTTAACATACATGAAACAGGCTGTTGCTAGTGACAGATCGACTATTGCAGGTTTATTAGACAAACAAGGTCATAGGGATATGGCTGATATTATTAGGAGATTATAATGGCTATATCACAAGCTATGTGTACATCATTTAAACAAGAGTTGATGGAAGCAAAACACAATTTTTTAAATTCAGGTGGCAATGATTTTAAATTAGCTTTATATACTAGCTCTGCTTCTTTAGGTGCAGGCACAACTGCTTACACTACGAGTAATGAAGTAAGCGGAACAGGTTATACAGCTAAAGGTGCTTCTTTAACAAGGGTTGATCCTACCACTTCGAGCACAACAGCATTTACAGACTTTGCTGATCTTACATTTTCTTCTGCCACCATCACTGCTAACGGAGCATTGATATTCAATGACACCGCATCAGGTGATCCTGCTGTATGTGTGCTTGCTTTTGGCGGAGATAAGACATCTACTAATGGAGACTTTACAATACAATTCCCTGCGGCAGATGCATCGAATGCAATTATTAGAATAGCTTAATGGCTATAGTTACAGGTTGGGGCAGAGGGACTTGGGGCGAAGGTCCTTGGAATGCCCAGATACCTGTTGAAGTAACGGGTGTTTCTGCTACTGGTTCTATTGGATCAGTAACAATAGTTGCAGAAGCAGTCATTGCAGTTACAGGAGTTTCAGGAACAGGTACGCTTGGGGATGAAACTATTGTAGCAGAAGCAAATGTTTCTGTAACAGGCAATACCGCAACAACAGGATTAGGAAGCGAGACGGTTATTGCAAAAGCAGTAATCGAGCCTTCTGGCAATGCGGCAACAGGA